GATTTGTCCGATCTCATGGTGATGCGGGATGCCTACATAACGAAGGCCATCAAGGCCAGAGAGGCGATGACGCAGGCCTTCAAGACGGTATCTTCAGCCATAGACCGCCTGGACCGCCTGGAGCACAGGGAGGTGCTGACCCTGCGGTATCTGCGGCTGGACGGACTGAGGAAGCTGTCGTGGGAGGAGATCGCGGAGAAAGTCGGGTACTCTGTGGATTACGTTTTGGAGATGCATGGAAAGGCACTTTCTGAGATTTCCCAGTTAATCCCAGAGAATCCCAGTTTTTGATTTGTTATACTATAAATGCCGAAAAGCGCTCAGCAGTTGTTTTCAGGATTGCAGGGCGCTTTTCGGCGTTATATGGAGGAATGACATGGCGAAAGAATGGGCAAAAAGCTTTTACAGCTCCCCCGCGTGGGCTAAGTGCCGGAAGTCATTCATCCGTCAGAGGATGGGAATTGACGGCGGCCTGTGCCAGGAATGTCATGAGCGCCCCGGTGAGATCGTGCACCACAGGGCGTGGCTCACGCCGCAGAACATAGACGATCCAGATTACACACTGAGTTACCGCAACCTTGAGTACGTCTGTCACAATTGCCACGACATCATCCACGGCAGAGTGTCGGAGATCACGGACAAGGTGGTCAAGTATGATTTTACACCGGATGGCGACTTAGTCGTTCGCAACACTTCGGCGTACTCCGGGAAGTATACCCCCCTGTAATTATCCGGGTATCCGTCTCCGGGGTACCGTGCTGCCTACCTTGAAAAAATCCGCAGGTCATTTTTGAAGGGCATTCCTTTTTTTGATCGGAGGTGAGGAAAGATATGGCTGAAAAGAGTCAGGAAGCAAGAATTAAAGCTGAGAAAAACAGACTTACAAAGATCTACAAAAACATAGAATCAACAAAAAAGCAGGTAGCGCTTGGACTGATCGAAAACGCAGCGAAGCAGCGGATCATGGTGGAAGACCTGTGGAAAGACCTGCAGGAGAACGGATACACGGAGCTCTTCAAGCAGTCGGACAAGTTCCCGCCTTATGAACGGAAGCGTCCCGCTGCCGAGCTCTACGGAACCACCAGCGCACAGTATGGTAAGACACTGAAGCAGCTTACCGACCTGCTGCCGAAAGAAAACGCCGCGGCTAAGGCGGAGGCCTGCGACGGTTTCGACGATTTTGTCATATCACGTGATGATTAAATACCCGGAGACTTATAATCCGATCCTGGAATACTGGGAACGGATAAAAACCGGTCAGGAAGTGGTATCCGCCAAAGTAAAAAAGACATACAAAAAGCTCGCTTATGATCTTGAAAATCAGAGCGAGTTTTTTTATTCGCCGAAACGGGCGAATCATGTGATCGAGTTCGCGGAAAATTTCTGTCACCACAGCAAAGGAAAATTCGGCGGCAAACCGGTAAGGCTGGAACTGTGGGAGAAGGCGCTTCTGGCGGCGATTTTCGGTTTTATCGATATCGAGGGCAACCGGAAATACCGGGAGGCGATTCTGATCGTCGGGAAGAAAAACGGTAAGTCCCTGCTTGCGTCCATTGTCGGACTGTACATGCTTATGGCGGACAGTGAAGCAGGCCCGGAAATTTATGCCGTCGCATCGAAACGCGACCAGGCAAAAATCATCTGGACTGAGGCGAAGAGGATGGTGGCGAAATCGCCGGCGCTTAACAAGCGGATCCGTTCCCTTGTCGGCGAGCTGGATGCCGACTTTTGCGATGGCGTGTTCAAACCTCTCGCTTCCGACAGCAACACACTTGACGGCCTCAATATCCACGCCGGCCTTATGGATGAGATCCACCAGTGGACATCCGGCAAGGCGCTGTACGACATCATCGCTGACGGCGTCACGGCGAGGGAGCAGCCGCTGATCTTTATAACCTCCACAGCCGGAACTGTCCGCGAAGACATCTATGACCTGAAGTACGACGAAGCAAAAAGAGTCATTGACGGTTATTTCGACCCGAACGGATACCGGGACGAAAGGCTTATCGCTTTTGTTTACGAGCTGGACGCACGGAGTGAATGGACGGATGAATCCTGCTGGAAAAAAGCAAATCCTGGGCTCGGGACAATCAAGAACCTCGGTACGCTCCGGGATAAGGTTGAAAAGGCAAAGGCGAATCCCCTGCTGGTGAAAAATCTCGTCTGCAAGGAATTCAACATAGCCGAGACCACGGCAGAAGCATGGCTTACGGCAGAGCAGGTTATTAATCCCGCCAAGTTCAACACCGCGGATATGAAGCCGCGTTACGGAATAGGCGGCGTCGACCTCTCAAGCACAACAGACCTGACCGCGGCAAAGGTAATCTTCCGCGTGCCGGGTGACGAGCATGTGTATGTCCTGCAGATGTACTGGATACCGGAAGAGCTCGTGGAGCGTCGTGTAAAAGAGGATCATATCCCCTACGACGTGTGGATCGAACGGGGCCTCATGAGGACCTGCCGGGGCAATAAGATAAGTTACCATGATGTCACGCAGTGGTTTATCGAGATCCAGAACACTTATGACATATACATGTACAAGATTGGTTATGACAGCTGGTCAGCCCAGTACTGGGTTGAGGAGATGGAGCAGGCGTTCGGAAAGTCCGTCATGCATCCCGTGATCCAGGGGAAGAAAACACTGTCGGCACCGATGAAAACGCTTGGAGCTGATCTGTCCGCCAAGCTGGTGATATATAACGACAATCCGATCGACAAGTGGTGCCTGTTTAACACTGCAGTCGATATGGACAAAAACAACAACATACAGCCGATGAAGACAAGCATCCCGACGCGGCGAATCGATGGAACGGCCGCGCTGTTGGATGCTTATGTCGTTTATCAGGAGTATCTGAATGACTATCTCACATTAATTTGACAAGGAGGCCGAACATGAGGCTACCAAGATTTTTTAACATTCGCAGGAGCCGCGATCCCACAGTCACGAGGGCAGATAACAACGCTGTGCTCCAGATGGTCAACCTGTGGGGAGAGCACTACATCGCGTGGAACGGAAAACTGTATGAATCGGACATCGTAATGGCCTGCATCCGTCCGAAGGTGAAGGCCGTCGGAAAGATGGTAGCGAAGCACCTGCGGGATGACAAAAAGACAGGCCTGCAGGTCAATCCCATGACTAACATCAGGATGCTTCTGCAGTATCCGAACGAGAAAATGACAATGCAGCAGCTCCTTGAGAAGCTGGCCTTTCAGTTGACGCTCACAGGGAACGCGTTCGCACTCGTCAGGCGGGACTACGACTCCGGCGGCAAGCCGATCGGCTTGTATCCGATCGAATGTTCCAACGTCAGGAAGCGCGAAGATAAGCAGGGCGTCATAACGCTTGAATTCACCCTGAAGAACGGTAACACGGTATCGTTCTTGTATTCGGACATCCTGCATTTACGGCAGGACTATAACACGGATGCATTTTTCGGAACCAATCCGGCGCCGGCGCTTATCCAGCTTATGGAGTGTGTCGGGACGATCGACCAAGGCATCGTGAAAGCTATCAAGAATTCTGGCATCATACGGTGGCTCCTGAAGTTCAATAACTCCATGCGGCCGGAAGACGTCAAGCAGAATGTCGCGGATTTCGTGAACAACTATCTGTCAGTAGAGTCTGACACGTTCGGGGCGGCAGGCGTGGATGCGAAAGCAGACGCGAAGCAGATCGAGCCGAAAGACTATGTGCCGAACGCGGCGGTCACGGACAGGCTGACGGACAGGATCTTCTCGTTTTTCGGCGTCAACAAGAGCATCGTGCAGTCCGACTACACGGAAGATCAGTGGAACGCTTACTACGAATCAGAGATCGAACCCGTGGCGCTCCAGATCGGAAGCGTGCTGACGCTGAAGCTCTTCACGAAAAAGGAGATCAATTTCGGAAACAGGATCATCTTGGAAGCGAGCAACCTGCAATGCGCAAGCATGAAGACGAAGCTCAATCTCGTGCTGTTCCTGGACCGCGGGATCATGTCTGCCAACGAAATCCGGCAGATTCTCAATCTTCCGCCGATTGAAGGCGGGGACGTGTATGTACGCCGGCTTGATACCGCGCCAATAACAACGACAACGACAACGACAGAAGGAGGTGAGGAAGATGGCCAGACACAGAATAGATATCCGGGGCCGGATCATCCCGAATGATTACAAATGGTTTTATGACTTTTTCGAAATGGACAGTACCTGCCCGCGGGATGCTGCCGAAGTGCTGAACCGGATGGCTCCGGGCGACGAAGTGGATGTCTACATCAATTCACCCGGCGGCGTGATCGACGTCGGAAGCGAGATCTACACCCTGCTCCGGCAGAAGGCAGAGACGAACAACGTCACGATCTACATTACCGGAGAGGCCTGCTCTGCGGCGTCCGTCATCGCCTGCGCCTCGTACTGCATCATGGCACCGACGGCGCTCATGATGGTGCACTGCGTGAGCTCCGGCGTCGAGGGAAACCATAACGCTATGGAGCACATGGCGGAAGTCCTGCGGACGGCAGACAGTGCACTCTGTACCGCATACACCGCGAAGACGGGCATGACGGAAGCGGAAGCCCTGGACATGATGGAGCACGAGACATGGCTCACTGCCGAACAGGCAAAGGAGCGAGGCCTCGTTGACGAGATCCTGTTCGAGGCGAAACCCGAAGCGCTGCCCATGGTCGCGTCGTGCGGACTGTTTGAGCTGCCCACGGCAGAGCAGATGGAAAGGGTCCGGGCGATGATGGCAAACGGGGAAGTGCAGGAAACAGTCGACCGAAAGGAAAAAAGATTTAAAGAGGCAAGGCATTACGCCAGAAGCATGAAATTAGACAGGAGGTATTAAACCATGAAGTATGCTGATTACAAAGAAATGTTTGATCAGCTCAATGCAGAGCTGACCGCACTCATCGAGAACGATTGCTCCGATGAGGAATATGAAGCTAAGAAGAAGGAGATTGACGCTCTTAATGAGAAATGGGATGTATCCGCTCAGCGGATGGCCGACGCAAAAGTTCTCTCCGACAACCAGAGATCCGTAAGACTTGAGGATCTTTCCATTGCTCCGGCCAGGGATGCCGTCGTAACGGACGCCATCTCCTTTGAGCCGGTGTCTGCTGAGCAGGAGGTAATTGACGTGAAAAGCGAAGCATACACCAACGCATGGGCCAAGATGATGATGGGCCAGAAGCTGACCGAGGCCGAGAGCAACACCATCGCGATGGTCAACGCAGCACTGACAACTGTCAACACCGGCGCCGTCATCCCGACGACCGTAGCCGATGGCATCTGGGATCTGATCGAAGAGCAGCATCCGCTTTGGGCTGACGCTCAGAAAACCTATGTGAACGGAAATTATACAATGGTAGTGTCCGACACCTCCAGTGATGCTGCATGGTACGACGAAGCCACCGCGACCGCAGAAGGATCCGAGACCTTCCGTACCGTAAACCTGACCGGCTGTGAGCTTGCCCGTGATATCACAGTGTCCTGGAAGCTCCGCGAGATGGCGATCGAGGATTTCATTCCGTTCATCCAGCGGAAACTCGCTGACAAGATGGGCAAAGCCCTGTCCTACGGCGTAGCAAAAGGCAAAGGACAGCCGGGCAGCGGCGATTCCTTCAAGCCGGAACCGAAAGGAATCATCACCGCGCTCGAAGCTGAAACCAGTACTCCGCAGGTTAAGACCTACACTGCCGGATCCCTTGCTTATGCGGACCTTACTGCTGCCCGCGCTACCATCAAGGCAGGTTCCAACGCGCTCCGGATCTATGCCAACAGCAAAACCATTTGGGACGAGCTGGCGAATGTCAAGGATGCTAACCTCCGTCCGATCATGGTCGCTGATCCGGTTAATGGCGGCGTTGCCAGAATCTTCGGCATTGAAGTCAAGGAAGAGGACGCACTGGCAGACGGCGAGATCCTGTTCTCCGCTCCGTCCGTTGGTTATATCGCCAACGTAAACAAGGACATGAGCCTCAGCACAGAGGAGCATGTCAAGGCTCGTACTGTTGACTACTGCGCTTACGCAATCGTCGATGGCGACGTTACCACCACAAAGGCACATGCGCTGTTAAAAAACTCATGACGGCGGCAAAGGCTGACACGGATGAGGACGGCACGCTGTCTGAGTCCGAGCTGCAGGCCTTGACCGTGGCCCAGTTAAGGGAAATTGCCGCCGAAAAGGGCTATACGCTGACCACAACACGGAAAGCGGACATCATCACTGAAATTCTCGCGCAGCAGGGTTAAGGGGGTGAGCCGGAATGCTTGATTTCGACTTACCGATCACTGAGCTCCGGAACATGGTCAGGATCAGTTCTGACGCACTGGATAACGAGCTCAACACCCTGCAGGAAGCCTTCCTGCTCGATATTGAGCGTGCCGGCGTCCAGACGATCCCGGAAGACACCGCCCTTGTGGAATCCTGCCTCCGGCTCTACCTGAGATGGCAGGAAAACTACAACGGTGAGGCTGACCGGTATATGCGGAATTATATGCTGCTCCGGAATGCTCTTGCCCAGGCACGGGAATACAAAAAGGCAGGTGGTGCCTGATGATCCTGAACGATAAGAATCAGCGGTGCACGCTCGTGTCTTACGAGTATGAGCAGGATTCCTCCGGATTTGCTCCGGATAAACCGGAAGAGATCCGGCAGGAAGTATGGTGCAAGGTATCTTCCATAACCGGCGCAGAGTTCGCGCGGATGGGGCAGAACAGTATCAAGCCGTCCCTCCGCGTGACGCTCTGGGCGAATGAGTACGCAGGGCAGAACGTTGTGGTAATCGACGGTCTGCCCTATGGCGTTTACCGGACATACCAGCCGGGGATGGACGAGATAGAACTTTACCTGGAACGGAAGGCAGGTGTTAAGGTTGGCGAAGATTAGAACGGGAAACGCGTTGACTGAGCTGATAAGCGACCTCACAAGCCTCGACGTTGACATGATGACCGATGAGATGATCAGGGCGGCGGAACCGGTTATGGTCGAGTCCCTGACCCGCCATGCTCGAAAGCATAAGTATTCCGGCTCAATGATCAAATCCATCAAGTCAACCGGCATTAAGCGGAACAAGAACGGCAAGTACCTTGTTGTCCGCCCTACTGGGAAAGATAAAGACGGGGTCAGAAATATGGAGAAAATGGCCTATCTGGAATACGGCACCATAAAGCAGAAGGCCACTCCGGTCTTAACTCCGGCAGTGAGGGAAGCCGAGCACCAGATCGAAAGCAAAATGAACGAGATATTTAACAAATACACAGAGAAGGTGACGACGTGAATACCTTCGAAAAAATCCAGCTGATCGCGCGGAACCTTGGGATTCCGGCATGGCCGGATGTGTACACCGGCAGGGATGAAGACAGGCCGGAGAGGTGGATCACTTACAACTTTTCAGACGATCACGGCGCGCTGTGGGGCAACGATGCTCCCGGTGCAGTCGTGCATTCCGTGCAGGTGCATCTTTTCATGCCGTCCAGGAAGAATTTCTTCGCGATCCAGAAAGCAATCCGCGATGCCATGTTTAACATGGGCTTCAGCTTTCCGATCATTACGAATCTGATCGATGAAGTAACCACGGTAAACAGCGGCACGCAGAAGCTGAGGCACATTGTTTTTGAGTCGGACATAGAGGACGACACTTTTTATGACTAAAGGAGGAACTGACAATGGCATATATTGGAGTAAGAAAACCGTATATCGCTAAGAGGGTATCCGCCGGCGTATACGAGGCCATGATTGCCTTCGGCAAGGCTACGAGCTTCGAGGAGTCGCCGAACGTATCGGATGCTACCCTGTACGGCGATGACGCACTGGCAGAGTCCGAGAGAGGCGCCACATCCGCAAACCTTACACTCGGCACAACCGACATCCCGAAGGAGATCGAGGCTCCGATGTTCGGACACACCGAAACCGAGGGCGAAATTGTTGCAAACATCGATGACGTTGCGGCTTACTGCGGCTTTGCGGTCATCGGCGTGAAAAAGGTTGACGGCGTGCGGAAATTCGAAGCACGCGTATATCCGAAAACACAGTGGTCTGAGCCGGGTACGAACCTGACCACAAGAGGCGAGTCCACCGAATTCCAGACACCTTCCACCGAGGGCGTCGCGATGGCGGAAGACGGCGGCGTATGGAGATACAAGGAAGATTTTGATACTGAGGCGGCTGCCATCACCTACATCCAGTCCAAGCTTCCGACGTCAACGAATCCCTGATATATAAGCAGGTAAAGGTAACAGCGGGAGCGGGATGATAAAATCCTGTTCCCGCTTTTTTTAGGTTATGGAGGATACAGATGCTCGAAGACAAAATAAAAGAGTTCGAACTGGACGGCAAAAAGTACCCGTATAAGTGTACTATGCTCGTACTGGAGAAGATCCAGGACATGGTCGGCGATCTGGTGCTTGCCGAGGACAAGCTCCGGGGATTCGTGCCGCGTGTGGACAGTGACGGCGTGATCGACCGGACAGAGGGACGATTCACGCTCCCGGATGTCCGGATTGTCTGTCAGTCGCTTGTGTGGATGGTCGAGGAAGGCATTGAGATCACGGAATCCGAAGAAAAACCGCTCACGGACAAAGATCTGAAGCGGCAGGACGAATACACACTGAACGAGCTCGCACTGATCGCTTTCCGCGAGTTCGAGGAATGCGTGGCCGGAAAAAAATCAAAAAAGAAAGCACAGGCGAAGAAGTAGACGGTTACCGGAATCCGGACGACAAGACGCTGGTAGATTTCGCCCACGTGCTTTACATCGGCCTGCAGGCAGGATACACAGAGCGGGAGATCGCACGGATGTACTACTCAAAATGGCAGGCCCTATATACCGAATTTAAGAAACACCACAACATGATCATAAAGAAACAGATATATCAGGGGGTGTGATATGGGACAAAGGAAAATAGGCGCCGTCATCGCCCTTGACGGCGAACAGCAGTTTAAATCTGCCGTTACCGCATGCTCCAAAAGCCTGAAAACCATGCAGTCCGCCCTGAAGCTCGTGGAAACACAGACCGCAGGACAGAAGAACAGCCTGGAAGCACTGCAGCAGAAGCATACCGCGCTGAATGATGTCCTGGATGCAGCAGCTAAGAAGCAGGATGCAGTTGCGGACGGACTCGCACACGCCCAGCAGGACTACGAGAAGATCGGCAATCAGCTGAAGGATTACCGTACCGCACTGCAGGGTGCACAGGAGAAGCTTTCCGCGATGCAGAGCTCCGGTGAGGCTACAGATGCGGAACTGCGGGAGCAGGAAAAGATCGTAAGCGACCTTTCCAGAACTATAGAGACCGGTGAAACCGCCTATGAGCGTGCCGGGAACCGCGTTGAGGACTGGAAGAACCGCTTGAACGAAGCGCAGATTGAGACCACCCGTGCGGAACAGGCCCTGCAGGAAACCGCGGAGGCCATGGAGCAGATCAGGACTGCGACAGACGGCGCAACAAACGAAATGGACGAATTCGGAGAAGAAGCCCACGACGCCGCCGGAAGCACCGGGGAGCTTGATGTTTCTCTCGGGAGCATGGTCAAGAATGCCGCCGTCGGTATTGCCGCGGACGCAATGCAGGCCCTTGCCGGTAAAGCGGCGGAGGCGGCGAAGTATGTCGTGGACGTTGGAAGCAGTTTCGAAGCCGCCATGAGCAAGGTGGAGGCTCTGTCCGGTGCGTCTGCCACGCAGATGACGCAGATAAGTGACAGAGCCAAGGAGCTCGGATCCAGCACACAGTTCTCGGCTACAGAGGTAGCGGAAGCCTTCAGCTATATGAGTCTCGCCGGATGGAATACGAACGAAATGCTGGAATCCATTGACGGCGTGGTAAACCTTGCTGCCGCCTCACAGATGGATCTTGCGCAGGCATCTGACATGGTAACGGATTACCTTTCCGCATTCGGCCTTGAAGCCAAAGACGCGAAAAAGATGGTTGACCAGATGGCCTATGCGCAGGCCAACAGCAACACGACAACGGCACAGTTAGGAGAGGCTTTCGGAAACTGTGCGGCGAACATGAATGCCGCGGGCCAGTCGATGGAGACAACAACAGCCGTCCTGGAAGCCTTTGCGAATCAGGGTATCAAAGGTTCTGAAGCAGGCACGAAGCTGTCTGCTATCATGCGAGACATCACAGCCAAAATGAAAGACGGCGCGATCCAGATCGGCGACACCTCTGTCGCCGTCACGGATTCACAGGGCAATTTCCGTGACCTGACTGACATTCTCGTTGATGTTGACGCCGCAACGCAGAGTATGAGCGACTCGGAAAGGGCGGCAGCTCTGAGGGCCACCTTCACAAGCAGGTCAGTCGGCGGCCTTAACATGGTGTTGACGGAAGGCGTCGACAAAGTCCAGTCATACCGGGACAAGCTCTATGACGCCGACGGGACAGCCGCAAAAATGGCTGCGACCATGCAGGACAACCTGCAGGGCAAGATCACAGCATTTAACTCCGCTTTGGAAGGTCTCGGCATTGCGATATATGAAGAGGTGGCAGCACCTTTGACCGGAGCTGTCGAGTTTGCCACCAGCGTGATCAGCGGCCTGACCGCTGCACTGACACCGGCAAAGGATGACCTTGACAATTTCCTGGAATCCGTCAAGGCTTCCAACGACGAGGCCTCGCGCAGTCTTGAAGAAGCAAAAGCAACCGCAGCGGAAGCGGAAGTAAAAACCGCAAAGCTCGAGGAAGTCGGAAGCTACCTTACATCCGTCATTGACAACTGCTCACAGTTTAACCAGACGGATCTTTCCGGTACGGCAGGCCAGATGACCGCTGACCTGTCCGCGACAGCAGAGGACGGCTTCAGTGCGCTCGGATCCGCGGCAGAAGACGCGGCAGGAAAAGCGGAAGGCCTGAAGGACGTTGACATGACGGAGGCGTCCGCGAACATCAAGGACGCGCTCACGGACATCACGGAAAACGGGTTTGATCCGCTCAGTGAGTCGGCGACCACTGCAAAGGAAAGCGCTGAAGGCATCGGTGAATCCGCGGAAGGAATCAACGAAGCCGCCCGTGCACTCGGCTATATGTCCGATGAAGAAGAGGGCGTCATAGTCGTAACAGATGCTTTTACAAAAAGCAAGATCACACGGATGGTTAATGAACTGGCCGAAACAGTGCCGGAAGTAGCTGATGCGTGGAACGAGACCACCGGAGAGCTGAGGCTTACCAATGAGCAGTTAAACAGCTATGTCAGCAATGCCATAAAAGCGGTTAAGACGGAAGCATATGCGAAGATCTTGAAGAAGGCTTATGAAGCACAGGCTGAATCGGAACTGAATGCTGCCATGGCTCAGTCCGGACTTACTAAAGCACAAGAAGAAGCAGGAATTACTGCCGAAGAACTCAAGAGAAAGATTAACTCTCAGGCGACAAGCATATACGACGCAAATGTCGTCCTCACCGACGCAGAAGCGAAAGTTTTGGACTGCTCTGCCGCATACGAAGAGGCAAACGCAAGGGTAACGGAAGCTGCGACTATCGCAAAGACGACAGAAGATGCTATAAAAGGTCTTGGCGTTTCTGAAGAGGAATTATGGGGAACTACGCAGGAAGGAACCGAGGCAAACGCCGAATTTGGCGAATCCATTGAAACTGTATCAGAAGACCTTAAAAAACAGCAGGCTGCAACCGCTGACCTTATCAAGGTATCGCAGGAAGCAAAAGACAAAATCACGGATGCCTTTGACTCTGCAAAAGAGTCCGCGGAAAATGCCTTTTCCGTCAATCCATTCGAAGCATGGACGATTGACGCGGAAAACGGGATGAATAAATTCCTGACTGCCATGCATGATCAGCAGGTGCAGATGCGGACCTACGCGGATAACCTCAATGTCCTCCGTGATCACACTGCGGAGCTGTCTCCGGAATTCATCGGATACCTGGAAGACATGGGCGTCAGCGGTTATCAGCTTGTCGCGGAACTTGCCGACGCCTTCCGGAGCGATAATATCGCCCAGATCAACACTGTCGTGGCCGCATATACCGACGCCTTCGACATCCAGGATCAGCTGACGGCCACCCTTGCACTTGATGCCATCGCGCTTCAGTATGGCCTTGATGAATTCGGCTCAAAGGCCGAAGAGTGGACCGGCCTTGAGACAGCATTTAACGACATGCTCGCGCTTGTCGAAGCACAGGGCGGAATCCTTGCAGAGGATACAAAGACAGCCTTTACGCAGGCGGTTGAAAACGCAAAAGCCGCGGGTGTGGCAATCCCAGATGGCCTGGCGGATGAGATCCGCAGCAGCGAGGATCCCGCGCTTGCACTCCAGACTGCCACGGACAAGCTTAACGCCGCCATCCAGGGTCAGGCATCCGGCCTGCTCGAAGTGGCGAAGAAGGCAGGTCTTGACGTACCGGCGAACATATCCGCCGGCATCACGGAAAAAGGCGGGGACGTGATGTCCTCTTACCAGGCGCTGTTATCTCTGATGACCGGGCAGCAGGTAGAGTTTGAAACAACCGGTAAAAATGCCGGCCTCGGCCTCGGAGAAAACGCTGCATCCGGCGTATCGGAAAAGAGCGGGGATGTCGAGAAGGCAACTACAACAGTGATCGACGCCGCGAAAAAGGCCGGCGAAACATCCGCGAATATGTTCAAGGCGCCTGGCCGTATCGCTGCCATGGCGTTTGCGTCCGGCATAGATTCAAACCGGTTTGCGGTGACGGCAGCATCGGAGCGTATGGCATCAGCCGCCGCAAGCTCCGTGAACCAGTACCGGAACAGCTTTTACAATGCCGGCCTCTATATGATGTCCGGCCTTGCGTCCGGCATCTACTCCGGGGCGTCGTCCGCAATCCGTGCGGCTGCTTATGTTGCTTCCGCGGCACTCAGCGCGGCACGCGCGACTCTCGGTATCCATTCGCCGTCAAAAGAGTTTGAGCAGATCGGTGAGTACACGATCGCCGGTTACGTCAACGCCCTGCAGGAAGGTGCGAAGGATGTGCGGTCCGCGGTCATGGAGACCTTTGCACCGGATAAGTCCGATATTGTGACGAGTGCCTACGCCGCTGGCACCGGAACCACCACAAACACAAACCACAATGAGACCATCAACTTCCAGATCTACCAGCAGCCGGGGCAGAGCGCTGAGGAGCTGGCGGATCTGATAGAGCAGAGGATCATCTTCAACACCGAAAGGAGGCGGGCGGCATTCTCATGATGGCGACAGGAAATTTTTTCACGTTCGACGGCGTGCCGTCTACTGATTTCAGGGTCGGGATTTCCGGGGAGGGCACTTTCACCGGTGCTCTCCGCAGGGTGGACACCGTAAAGGTACCCGGCAGAAACGGCGATCTGACCTTTGATAACGGAGCGTATGACAATGTAGACCATATCTACAAGGCATATATCGCTCATACCTTCCGGGACGATTTCGGATATTTCCGGGCCTTTATGATGGCACACGCGAATAGATATTATCGGCTCGAGGACACTTACCACCCGGAAGAGTTTTACCTGGCGCGGTTTGCGGGACGCATGGAGCCGGAAGTGATGGTAAGAAACCGGGCTGGTACCTTTGACATCGAGTTTAACCGGAAACCGCAAAGGTTCCTCAAATCCGGAGAGGATACACTGACGTACACCCAGACCTATGGAAACACACTTTACAATCCGACACTGTTCGATGCGCTCCCGCTCGTCAGAGTATACGGGACGGGAGCGATTACGATTAACGGCATCACGATCACGGTGACTGCTGCCGATGGATATACCGATATCGACTGCGACACACAGAACGCCTTTAAAGGCGCGGTGAATTGCAACGAAAATATCGTCCGGGCGTCTGGTGAATTTTTTAAACTGTCTCCGGGACAGAACAACATAGGTTTTGTTAACACAATTACATCCCTACAGATCACACCGAGGTGGTACACGATATGAAACCGATTCTTTTTAAGGCTGACGCCCAGGATTTTTCCACGAACGGCATCGGAACCCTGAGTGACGCGATTTCCTGCCTCGTGACGGAAGAGCGGAACGGGATGTATGAATGCGTGATGAAATATCCTGTCGACGGGATGTTTTACGACGAAATCACCTACTCCCGGATTCTGTACGTCAAGCCGTCCGATGGCAAGGATCCTCAGCCTTTTATTATCTACAAAATCGAAAAGCCGATCAGCGGCGTCGTTACGGTCCGGGCGGAGCACATCAGCTACCGGATGACGCGCATACCAGTATCGCCGTTTACGGCGCAATCCTGTGCGGCTGCTCTGCAGGGCCTTGTGCAGCACGCTTCCGTAGGCTGCCCGTTTACCCTGTGGACGGATATTGTGTCCACCGCAAAATTTACTGTCGAGGAGCCGACGCCTATGCGTACGCTCCTAGGCGGAAAAGAAGGCTCGGTCGTGGACGTGTACGGCGGCGAGTGGGAATTTGACGGATACACGGCAAAGCTCTATCAGAACAGAGGCGCTGACAACGGCGTGGTCTTGAGATACGGGAAAAACATCACAGATCTTCAGCAGGAGGAAAGCATCGCGGAAACGTACGCGGGGATCCATCCTTTCTGGAGAAATAGAACCGACAACGTAGTTGTCGAGACAAACCCTAAGATCGTAGAAGCGGAATCTGCGAGGAATTACCCATATCCGCTTGTCATGCCTGTCGATTTTTCAGACTACTGGGAAAATGCGCCGTCGGAAGAGGCGCTCCGTGATGCCGCGAGGGAATACATTCAGACGAATAACATCGGCATCCCGAAGGTGTCCATGAAGGTTTCCTTCGTCCCTCTGTGGCAGACAGAGGAGTACAAAGATATCGCGCCGCTCGAAAGAGTGAGATTATGTGATACCGTGACGGTGGAGTTTGAGAAGCTGGGCGTCAAGGGCACAGCAAAGGTCGTCAAAACTGTATACGACGCTCTTACGGAGAGATACCAGGAAATCACACTCGGGGACACGAAAAGCACACTGAGGGACGTGGTCGTCCGTACGTCAGAAGAAAATCTGAAAGACAAAGTTCCATCATACTCTTTCCTGGAGGCATCGATCGACCGCGCTACAAAGCTCATCACTGGCAATAAAGGTGGTTATGTGGAGCTGCTTGCGGACGATACGACAGGCAAGCCGTACGAGATCGTCATAATGGATCAGCCGAATCTCAATGATGCCCTGAAGGTATGGCGGTGGAACGTCGGAGGGCTCGGTTACTCCTCGACGGGTTACA